AAAATCTATTCGCAGGCCCGGCGGACAGGGCAGAAGGAGAAACCATGGACGAGAATCTGGAAAGTTTGTTTGAGGACGTGTTTTCCGACACTCCGGCGGAGGAGCCTGCGGCGAAGGCCCAGGAGACGCCTGCCGACGATAAAAGCCAGCAGGAAGGAAACGATACCTCCGGAAAAGACGAAGCCAAGAAGGAGCCCATGCCGCCCGACGAGCGGGCACGGCAGGCCCACGGACGGCGGATGCGGGAGGCGGAACAGAAGGGATATCAGCAGGCCAGGAAGGACCTGGACACCACCATCCGGGAGCTGGGGATCGAAAAGCCCGACGGGAGCAGGATCAGCACCGTGGACGAGCTGGAAGCCTTTGCGAAGGCCCAGAGAAATGACCGGCTCAGCAAAGGGACCCCCACGGAGGCGGACATCCAGGCCGTGGTGATGGAGACGATCCAGGCGCAGCAGGCGCCGCGGAGGCAGCAGGAAGCGCAGCTCAGCGCGGAAGAGCGGGCCGCGGTGGACCGGCAGCTGGCGGAGATCCGCCAGGAGGATCCGGAAATGAAGGACCTGGACGCGATCCTGAACAGCGCGGCGGGGCCGAAGTTCCGGGAGCTTGTGGGAAAGGGCCTGGACTTCAAGGACGCCTACGAGCTGGCGGCGAAGGAGCGGCTGGCGGGCATCCGGGCCAACCGGGCCGGGACGAAGGGGGCCGGAAAGGACCACCTGAACGCCACCCGGCAGCAGGGGGCCGGGGCGCTGGACGTGCCCAGGGAGGACATGGCCTATTTCCGGGCGCTGAATCCCGAAGCGTCCGACGACGAAATCCGGAAATACTATAACGCCGACCGGAAGCGGTTCGGCTGACAAGGCCCCGGCCTGGGGCCGGAAAGGAATGAGAAAACATGAGAGGTTTCATCCCTCACAGCAACGAGGACGGGCGCGTCCCGCCCTGGGAATATCTCCCTTGCAGCGCCATCACGCCCAAGCAGGGCATGGCGCTGGTGCAGAGCAGCGGCAATCTGGCCGTTGCCACCGGCACCACGAAGCCCACCTACATCTCCATGGTGGAGGAAGGCGCTGCCGTCACTGCGGGCGACCTGATCCCCGTTATCCGGGTGCAGCCCGACCAGGTGTTTGAATGCACCAACAGCGCCAGCCTGAGCGGCGTCAATATCGGCCAGAAGGTCACGCTCCATGCGTCCAACGGCCTTCAGATCACCGGCACTACGTCCAGCGGCGTGGCCGAGCTGGTCTACAAGGAAGCCGACGCCGCCGGGTCCCGCTGCCTGGTCCGGTTTCCCTGATAACTGAGAAAGGAGGACAAACGAAATGGCCAATATCACTTTTTCCGAAAACAGCAACGTGAACAACAGCATCTACGGCAAGAGCCAGGCCCCGATCAGAATGATGATCGAGAAGCGCGGAGAAGCCTTTGAGGCGGAGAGCATCGCAAAGCAGGTGTTCAAGACCGAAAAGAGCAAGAACTGGGCGGAGAAATTCACCAGCATGACCGCCATGGACGGCTTTGAGCCCGTGGGCGAGAACGGGGCGTACCCCACCGACGGCCAGGAGGAAGGGCCCAGCAAGGTCCTGGAACACATGACCTGGAAGGACAGCTTCAGCCTCAGCCGGGAGATCATCGACGACGCGAAGATGATGGACCTGCGGAAGAAGCCCGCTGCTTTCGTCACCGGCTACTACCGGACGAGGGAGAAGTTCGCGGCCGCCATGCTGGGCGGGGCGATCAGCGGCAACGGCAACGTGAGTTTCCGGGGACGGAAGTTCGACGCCAAGGCCGCCGACGGTCAGAACCTGTTCTACGCCTCCCATCCGGCGAAGATCAAGGGCGCGACGCAGAGCAATCTGTTCAGCGACGCCTTCGACGAGGACACCCTGGGCATGCTGGAGACCCGGATGCAGAACTTCCACGGCGAAAACGGGGAAATCCTGGACGTCGCTCCGGACACCATTCTGATCCCCAACGTTCACAGCCTGAAAAAGGCCGTCTTCAGCGCCATCGGCGCGGACAAGGATCCGGCCACCGCCAACAACGGCTTCAACTATCAGTTTGGCCGCTGGAACATCATCGTATGGCCCTATCTGAATCAGTACGTAACCCTGACGGGCACCGCCATCCCCTGGGTGCTGCTGGACAGCCGGTACAACAAGGAGTACGGCACCCTTGTCTGGCTTGACCGCGTGGCCCTGGACGTGCGCAGCACCCTGGACGAGAACACCGACGCCAACGTGTGGCGCGGCTACGCCCGCTTCACTGCCGGTTTCAACGACTGGCGCGGCATCGCCGTCGCCGGTGTGGACGGGGCCAGCAGCATGGCGGCCTGATGGAGGGCACTATGGCTGGATATACGAAGTTCACCAACGTGGAGATCACCGGCGAGCTGAAGGCTGCTTCCGTGGACCTGCCTGCCGCCAGCGCGACGGCTGCGGGCGTCGTCAAGCAGGGCGTGGCCGTGGCCGACGCGGCCAGCACCACGCCGACGGCTGCGGAGTTCAAAGCGCTGCTGGATTCTCTGCGGGACGCGGGGATCATCGCCAAGAGCACCTGACGGACACGGGGGACGGGGAGCCGCCTGCGGCGGGGAGACCTCTCCACCGCTTCGCGGTCCCCCTCCCCTGTTAGGGGAGGCAATTATGAAAAAGACAATGCCGGACTGGCTCATCAGAGCCATCAAGACCTTCGTGCAGGCGTTCTTAGGCGTCCTGGTGCCGGAGGTCGTCGCGGTCCTTCAGCACGGCTGGCCGGAAAGCTGGGCGGCTGTGTGGGCATATCTCGCCCCCGTCGTCGCCGCCGCGCTGGCCGCAGCTATCTCAGCGGTATGGAATATCCTGCTGGAGAAGCTGAAGGGGGCGGGGTAAATGGAATGGCAAGTCGTGGGCGTGGTGGTAGTCCTTGTGGGACTGATCGTCAGCGTCCTTACACCGGCCATCAAGCTGAACACCAGCGTGACGAAGCTGTCTACCCTGGTGGACAGTCTGAACACCAAACTCTCCACCATGGAGAGCAACAATACCGACGCCCACCGGCGCATCTGGAACGAGCTTGACGGCCAGAAGCAGCAGCTGGGCAATCATGAGACACGGATCACCGTGCTGGAGAAGACGAAGAGGGAGGGCGCATAACCCTCCCTCGCGCCAAATGAGGTGGAATAATGACAATCCTGGATTGTATTCAATATGTGGACAGCGTCGAGCCGAATGACTACACCACGGAGCAGAAGGCCCGGTGGATCAGGGAATGCGAAGGCAAGGTCTATACACAGGTCTTCCTTCAGCAGACCTTCGACTTCCCGGACCTGACGCCCTGGGCGATGCTGGGCATGGAGCTGGCGGTCCCGGCACCCTACAACAAGATCTATCCCCGCTATTTGCAGGCGATGATCCACTTTTTCAACGGGGAATACGAGCGGTACGCCAACAGTATGGCCATGTTCAACGACGCCTGGGAGGACCTGAACATCTGGTTTGGCGGCGACTACGATATCACGGACCGGGCGAGGAACCACCGAATTACCGTGCGCATAGACCCCGGCGCGATGGAGCAGAAACTCCTCACCGTGCCGGAGCGCTGCGCCTTTGTGGCGGGGAGGATCGTTGTGCGGTCGAAATTCCAGGTCGGCGAGGATGAAATGCTGATCCAGGGGAACGTGTGGTTCGGCAAAACCGGAAAATACGTCTCGCAGCAGCAGATCACCTTGAGCAGCAGCTATACCAGCAGTGGGATCAAGCTTCTGCTGGGGGACATCGGCGGCACGGACATCGGGCTCACCTTAAGCACAGAGGCGGACAATGGCGAAGCCTGGCTCACCGGCATCCTCGCAATCCCGCAGGAGCAGTTCTTCTACCGCAACTGGGAGCGGAAGGGATATGCTGCACCGATCTACTCGGACCACGACGAGGAGTAAGACATGCCGAAGCTCAGAGAAATCATCATGCCTCCTCCCCAGCCTGCCGGCGACACGGAGCAGCAGCTGGAGGAGCTGCGGGACTATCTCCTGCGGATCTGCGAGGAGCTGTCCTACCTCCTGACGCATCTGGAGGCGGACAACATCGACGACAGCACATTTGAGCGCATCCAGCAGATGATCCCCAAGGGAGCCACGACCGCGCCTCCCTCGGACGGAGACCCCAGCGCCGGCAGCAGCGGACAATGGGCGAGAGCGGATCATCGGCACCCCACGGACACCAGCAGAGCCGCTGCGGCTGATCTCAGCGATCATGTGGCGGACACGGCGAATCTCCACAGCGTCACCAAGGCTCAGGTGGGGCTGGGGAACGTGGAGAACGAGCGGCAGTACAGCGCACTGAACCCCCCGCCCGTCCCGACACCGGGGGAGGTGGGGGCCATCCCCGTTACAGAGAAGGG